GCAATTTGAGGCGGCGCGTAAGCTCGGCAAGACGCATCAGAATGTACTCGTGTTCATCAAGGGCGACCCGCGCAAGGCAACCGCAGCGGTGGGCGCGGTCGAGTATGGCGAGCTAGGTGATATGTACGAGGCGGACGCCTGATGGCCGCACCGTCGAAGCTGACGCCGGACACGCAGGGCTACGCCTGGGAGCAGCGCGCGGACGAGAGCGCGAAGGCGTATGCGGCGTTCTGTAAATACCGGGCGCTTCCACCGGCGGAACGGTCGATTGACGCGGCATGGAAAAAGTACAAAGAAGGTACGGAATCCATAACGCCTGGGTACTTCCGCGCATGGGCCGCTAAGAACGAGTGGGTGGCACGCGCCCGCGCTTATGACGCTTACCTGGATGAGCAGGTGCGGGTGCGCTTTGAGGCCGACCGCCTGAAGCAGCGAGAGCAGCGGCAGAACGTCGTGCGCGCGCTGGTGGGGCAGTTGGCGCGAACGATGCAGGCGTATAGTGGCAAGGATGCCGTACTCGCCCCGTCCGAGATTAACGCGCTGGCAGCAGCGGCGGCGAAGGTACTCAACGAGAGCCGCGCGGAGTTCAACGACCTGCCGACGCAGCGCACGCTGATCGGCGGGATCCCTGACGCCGATCCGGTGCCGATTTCTTGGGTTCGTGTGGTGCCCTGCGGGGCAGGTGATAGTGGTGGCGATGCAGGCAACAGCGCCGGCGGTTGACGCGCCGACGCTCTACGAGGTGGTGGAGGAAGTAGTCGGCGAGCGGTTGACACGCGGCGTCGAGCTGGGCTTCCACGACGCCCAGGTAGCGGCCTGGGACAGCACCGCGCGCATTGTTGCCATGATCGCCGGCAGTCAGGGCGGCAAGACGTCGTTCGGCCCGTGGTGGCTGGCGCGCGAGGTCGAGACGTGCGGGCCGGGCGACTATTTAGCGGTCACGGCGACCTACGACTTGTTCAAGCTGCGGATGCTGCCGGAGATCCGCGCGGTCTTCGAGGACGTGCTTGGGATCGCGCGCTATTGGGCAGGCGACCAAATCCTCGAGCTATGCCTGCACACGTGGGACGGCACGTCGTGGGTTCCGCAGCGCGGCGAGTATTTGGCGCGGAAGGCCAGCGATCCGATGTGGGGCCGCCTCATTCTGCGCTCGGCGTCGTCGCCGGGCGGCCTGGAATCGGCGACGGCCTTAGCCGCGTGGCTGGATGAGGCCGGCCAAGACGAATTTTCGCTGTCGGCCTGGGAGGCGGTGCGCCGGCGCCTGGCGCTGAGCCGTGGCCGTATTCTCATCACGACCACGCCGTACAACCTCGGCTGGCTCAAGCAGCAGGTGTACGACCGCTGGCTCAAAGGCGACAAGAACATCGACGTGATCCAGTTTGCTTCCATTCTCAACCCGGCCTTCTCGCGCGAGGAATTCGAGGAGCGCCGGCAGGAGATGGACAACTGGAAGTTCCGCATGTTCTACGAAGGCCAGTTTGAGCGCCCTGCCGGCCTGATCTACAACGCCTTTATCGACGCCTACAAGCACGAAGGCGGCCACAAGGTCAGGCCGTTCAACGTGCCGGCGAAATGGCCGCGCTACGTCGGTATCGACCCCGGCGGCGCGAACGTGGCGAAGGTGTGGCTGGCGCTCGACCCGGTAGAAGACGTGCTGTACCTCTACCGCGAGCAGCTTGACGGCGGCAAAAGCACGCCAGAGCATGTGGCCGAGGCCAAGCGCATCGCGCAGGACAACGGCGAGCGCGTGGTGTTCTACGTGGTCGGCCAGCCGTCGGAAAGCCAGCAGCGGCGCGACTGGCAGGCCGCCGGCGCGGACAACGTGATCGCCCCGCCGGTGTCGGACGTGGAGAGCGGCATTGACACGGTGATCAGCCTGCTCAAGCAATACCGGCTGTTCGTCTTCGACACCTGCACCGGCACGCTGGACGAGTTCGGGACGTACCAGCGCAAGCTCGACGAGAACGGCGAGGTTACCGACGTGATCCAGCACAAAGAACGCTTCCACCGGCTGGACGCGCTGCGTTACGCGGTGGTGGCCGTCGAGCGCCAGCCGGCGGGCCGAGTGGCGACCGCGCCGTCGGCGCTGACGCGGAGGCGCCGGTGATGAACATCTTACGGAGGCTAAGTCTTGCAATGCGCGCAGCGATCTTGACCTTTCGCTATCCGGCGCTGGCGCCGACCGGCAAGCCGGGCGCGCTGGCGCGAGACGACTGGGGCAGCTACGAATACCGGCTGTTCCGATACGGCTTTTACAACCTGCTCTATCACAACAAGGTCTTTACGGCGCTGGAACGTTATCGCCGGCAGCATTTGCGCGAGCGCGGCCTGTATCGTTTCACGCGCCCGATCTACAACCCGATCTCCCGCCTCGTCGAGCTGGAGGCGGCCAAAGCCTACGGCGGCGCGCTGGACTGGGACGATTTCAGCCACGGCGCGATTCCGCTGCAGAACGCCGACGACCGCGTGATCGAGGCGGTGCGACAGGTCTTCAAGTGGAGCAACTGGGGCCAGCGCAAATCGCTGTATGCGCGGAATGCGTCGCGCTTCGGCGATGCGGTGATCAACATTGCGACCGATTTCCTGTCGCAGAAGGTGCGGCTGGAGCTGCTGCACCCCGGTGTGGTTAAGGAAGCAGAATTCGGCCCGACCGGATTTGTCAAGCGAGTCGTCATCGAGTATGAGCGCCAGGACCCGGCGGACGAGAAGCCCTGGCTCTACACACTGGAGATCGACGAAGACCACTTTGCCACCTACCGGGACGGCGAGCCATATGCGGTCCATGCGGATCCGTTTGGTCGGCTGACCGCCGAGTGGGACAATCCGTATGGCTTTGTGCCGGTCGTGCTGGCGCAATCGATGGACATCGGTGAAGGGTGGGGCGCGACTTCGTTCCATGCCAGTATCGAGAAGATCGAGGAAGCCAACGACCTTGCCAGTGTGCTGCACGACCAGGTGCGCAAGGCGGTCACCGCACCGTACTACCTGGCAGGCGTGACGTCGCTCGACCAGATCAAAGAGGACGTGGCGACGGTCGGCGACGAGGACGACGAGGAAAGCGAGGAGGCGCGCAGCAGTGTGCCGGTCATCCTGGGGCCGGAAGGATCGTCAGCGCAAATCCTGGTCTCCAACATCAACATCGCCGATTCACTGCAGACACTGGAACGGCTGCTGGTTGAGATTGAAGACGACATTCCGCAGCTCTCGCTCAACCGCATGCGCCGCGAGGGCGGCAACCTGACGTATCCTGGTGTGACGACAGCTTACGACGACGCGATCAGCCGGATTCAAGAATTCCGTTCGAACATGGACGGCGGTCTGCTCCGCGCACTGCAGATGGCGATCTCCATTGGCGCATATCACCGCCTCGACGGCTTCCGGCCCTTCTCGCTCGACAGCTACCGGCAGGGCGTGCTCGACTTCCAGATCGCCGAACGGCCGGTGGTGCGTGACAGTCTGTCGAAGCGCGATCAGGTCGAGCTGTACACGCAGACGGACGCACCCAATGAGTGGTCGTGGGAGCTGCTGGGTCGCAGCGCTGAGGATATTGCGAAGGCCAAGATGCAGCAGGTCGACACAGCGCGGCAGGTGGCCGCGCAGCTCATCAGTGTGATGGCCGGCGACAACGGGCGGTCGCGGCTTGCGGCAGGAGATGACGACGATGCCGGCGCCTAAGCTGCCCCGCGAGAAGCTGCTGGCCGCTGCCGGCGCGCTGCGGAGCGCCCCGCTGGACAGCGGCGTCGCACGGGAGGTGATGGCGATCTTGCTGGAAGCGGCCACGCCCGACCGGCACAGCCTGGATCGGGTCGAAGGCGAGCGCGGCGAGAATATGCGCCAGACGGCGCGGCGTGTGACGTCACACACCAGCCGCGTGCTTCGGCGCGCGGCCGAGGGCCTGCGCAAGATCTCGGATGCGGAATGGGCCGAGCTGGTCGAGGAGGCGGCGCAGGCCAATGAAGAAAGCTGACTGGCTGACGCTGCTGCTGCTGGCGCTGCTTTCGCCGGCGGCTGGGCTGCTCTGCTGGTCGATCACGCGATGGATCGCGGGAGGGATTTAGATGGCAGGTTCTGCGAGTAATGACCTAGAAAACAAGGTGCTGGATCACATCTTGGGTGGTGACGATTACACGCGCCCAGCAGATGTGTATCTGGCGCTGTACACCTCGGCGCCGACCGACGCAGGCGGTGGCACGGAAGTGTCCGGCGGCTCGTATGCGCGCAAGCAGGTGGCGAACAACGCGACGAATTGGCCGGCAGCGGAGAACGGCCAGAAGTCCAACGGCGTGGAGATCGCCTTTGCGGAAGCGACCGCGAGCTGGGGAACGGTGGTCGCCGTCGGGATCCATGACGCGCCGGAGGGGGGCAATCTGATGTTTTGGGCCGATCTGCAAACGTCGAAGGAGATTGGTGCCGGTGACACGGCGCGCTTCCCAGCGGGCAGCATCACGATCACGATGGATTAACGCCGGCAGAGGAGCCGACGGATGGCGCTGATCTTCGAAGACCAGTTTAACGAGCCAGAGCCCACGCTGCTAGAGGACCACACGCCGGACCTGGGCGACGGCTGGTCGATCCTGTACGACAGCTTCACAGTCGCGGTCGTCAAGGTTAAGCCAGTAGGCAATACCGACGTCGAGAACGTCGTCGGGCCGAATATGAGCGACAGCGGTGCAGGGCGTGCTTATGCCATTCAGCCGGCGCCGGAGGCAGCCGACGTGGCGCTGGAGGTCGACGTCTACGAGTCGGATTGGTCGCGCTCCAACACCTACAACCGCGGCCTCTTTGCGCGAGACACCGGCGGCCACACGCATTACGCGGTGTCCATCCTGCCCAACGGCCACAGCCGGCCGTCGATCCGACTGTTCAAGACGGTCGCTGGCAGCTCGGACGTCATCGGCTCGTATGACGCCGAGCTGCAGAACGGCGACGTGATCCGCTTCGAGTGCTATGACGCCGCCAAGCGCGTGCTGCTCAACGGCGTCGAGGTGATCAGCGTCGACGACAACGCGATCAGCGGGGCAGGGGATGCCGGCCTGTTTTGGGGCAACTGGAACGGCCAGAACGGCGGCGGCCATCCTGACCGGCGCGGCGAGTTCGGGTCGATCACGGTCGAGGCAGCTAGCACCGAGCCGGTGTTCGTGGAACTGGCTGCAGCGGTCACAGCCAGCAGCAGCACTGTGGCAGACGTCGCGCCGGTGCGCTCGCTGGTCGCACAGACTGATGCGCAGAGCGCCGTGACGGTGGCGCTCCACACCGACCGCTCACTGGCCGCGCAAGCCGATGCGCAGGGCGCTGTGACGGTGGCACTCCACACCGATCGCTCGCTGGCCAGTGCCAGCGCGAGCACCACGACCGTGGCCGGCGACGTGGCGGCGCTGCGGAGCCTGGAGGCTGGTGCGGCGATGGATGTGACGGTCGACGCTGCGCTGGAGCAGAAGGGCCGGATTGTTCTTGCCGCGCATGCTGTCTGGGAAGCAACGGTGGCCGGCGATCTGGCGATGCTGCGCGATGTGGCGGCGGAGATCGCCAGCGGGGTGGTCGTCGATGCGGCACTGTCGGTCCTGTCATTCGTCGAATTGCAGGCTGCCGCGCAGGTGCAGGTGACGGTGCAGGCGCAAATGGCTGCGAAGGCCCTGGGCGCCGTCGGTGACGTGAGGACACATCTCGCGCCGGTGACGACCGCGCGGAGCACGCACGCGCTGGTGACGACCGTCCAGACGCGGGGCCGGCTGGTGTCGGACGTCGTGACGGCGGTGGAGGGATTAGCGTGATCAGCGATCGGTATGACGTAGGCGACGTGGTCAGGCTGACCGCGCATTTCACCAGCCGCGGCGCCGATGTGGATCCTGATAAGGTGGTCTTCAAGGCGCTGCCGCCGGATGGCGAGCCGCTGGTGTGGACGTACGGCGAAGACGCCGAGGTGATCCGGCTCGGCGCCGGCCATTACTACCTCGATCTGCCGCTGACGGCGGGTGGCGCGTGGCATTACCGGGTCGAGGGATTGGGCGCGTATCAGTGCGCCGATGAGCAGCAGTTCATGGTCAAAGAGACGGTTTTCGGCGAGGGTAACAGTGCGTGAGCGAGAAGGACACACGGCTGCTGCGCATTCTCAAGCTGCTGTACCATCAGACAGACGAGGATGTCAAGGCGCTGGCCGAGACGCTGCTGGAGCAGCGCAAAGCGGCCTGGGAGTCGGCGCTCCGTGCCGAAGCGGCGCAGTTCGGCTACACCGGGCCGGTCAACCCGCCCCGCCGCGAGGACTTGGCCGAGTTGCGCCGGATGAGCGAGGAAGACGCGCGCAGCATCGTGAACACCTGGAACCGCGACGTGGACCGGCAGCTCGCGCGGCTGTATCAGGCCAATCGGAGAGGCAACAGACACTACTACGCAAAGAACATGGAAGACTGGGCGGCGAAGCGCGACGTGTGGAAGTCGCGCCAGATCGCCGATTACACGGAATTCTCGACGATCAATTATGCGCAGCAGCGCTTTCGGCAGATGAACGGCCTGCGCGGGGCGCAGTACGTGCTGGACGGCCCCCCGCCGGTGTGCGACGACTGCCGGTGGCTCTACGG